TACTCTTCTTCTAATCTTCCTCACGTGATGGCATGGAAGAGAATGCTTGAGCGCGGGGACGAGGGCGCGCCTCCTGTGGGGGCAAGAATGCCGTATGTAATCTTGTCAGATACAAATGGATTGGGGGGCAAGGAAACGGCGGCGAAATTATACGAGCGATCGGAACATCCAGACTTTGCTTCTATAAGCGGGCGTAAACTCGACTATCCCTACTACATTGAATCATTATTCAACCCCTTGTATAAATTGCTACAATTTTGCAATGTTCAAGATCTAAAATCTATTTTTAGGGACGCGAACGACCTTGCGTCTAACAAGCTCAAGAATGTATCTTCACTAAAGAGATTCTTGTCTTCTCCTTCTCCTTCTCCTCCTCTTTCTTCTATTTCTCCTTTTTTATCTGATTTATCTGGTGTGTCCTTATCTGGTGTGTCAGGCATAACTACTTCCCTCTCAGCCCCTCGTGAAACTCCTGCTGCTTCTTTAACCTCAAGAACGCCTCACGAGTCTGCGCCAAAGAGGCAGAAGCATCCGTATGAACTGAAACAGAAGACGAAACAGAAGCAGAATGAGAAGCAGGAGGACATGAAAGAAAGCAAGCAGAACAATCAGCGCAGCCTTGCTGATTTTTTTCGCGCTCCTTCTTCTTCTTTTCATGCTCCTTCTCTTGCTCCTTTATCGGCTGCTGTGGCAGATCCCAAGAAATAAGTTCTTGCTTTAACTTCTCGAGGTACAGAATTGCGTCCATATGCTCTTCTTGTGCGTGATTGATCCATTCGCAAATACTTAAATCTTTGCGATCCAAATTCGTTCCGTACTTTTTGAGCCCCAAGGCCGCACGCGTCTCGAATTTACCAATGACGGAGCGCACTATGCTGTCGTAGGGCGCTGATTCTAATGAAGCCGTTGAAGCTAAAGATGACATTTTTTTTATAAATATGCACAAACACAAAGGATTAATAAAAGAATAAATCTCATTCTTGACCTTACCGAAGTGCACACGCGACTGTCAGTCCAAGAACCAATTTAGTTATCGCGGACAGTGTTCCACGTTTTAAGAGACTCCATTTACCTCGGTTTTTGTTTTTATGTAAAAGCCTATATATACAGTTTTGGACCTTAGAAAAAAGTGAAGCAAACTTTGCCCCTGTAGCGCAGTGGATAACGCGTCCGCCTTCTAGGTTGAGATTTGTTTGATATTTGTATGAATAGTAAAGGATGTTGGAAAAACTCTTTATCTTTGCTGAAAGCGGGAGATCGAAGGTTCGATCCCTTCCTGGGGCACTTCATTTTTTTTGTACCTTTTTTTGTCACTGTAATTTTTTTGGCGGATTGCGCACGCACGCGCACGCGCGCTCGCTCACTCACTCACAAAACAAAAAAAAAGACCGAGCGAGGGAAGAAGGTCATACATTTGTATGCCTCCTTCCCTCGCTCGGTCTGGATTTTGGTTAGTTTTTGTTACTTGAGCTCTCATGCGCACATCCTATTGTGCGCGGCAACTATACGTAACCTTTCTTTCTTCGTTTGAAGTTATGTGATAATGGACTCACATTTTTTTGCAGTGGCCTTTGCCACGGTGATCTGACCCTTCCCATATACAAACTCCCTCTCTTACCTGTCCATGTTTACAACATAAAATAGAAGCTCACAAAAACCGAGATCAGGTCAACCATCATTTCTCAGTTTCTAACCTACACTTTACCATTTGTTTAACCAGCTTAGGATCCTAATGACCGACAAAATAATTGGAGAGGTGTTTATTGGGGAGGGGGGTAATAATTAACGGTATCATGCATCAATGAATGGACTAATGGACTAGGATTTTATACGGTCTAAACAATTTCTGACATTGCCTTACCTTCTTCTGACGAGGAGATTTTGTGATGCACGAGCACACTTTTGTGTACTCACAAAACCTATTAAATAAATTATTAGTTTGTCATTTCTTTTTGTAAATGAAGCAAACACTCACCTTTTTGTCTGTTTGTTTTTTTTTAATTAATTAAAAGCCCTCATAACCTGTGCATTCAGTATTTCAAATGAAATAGTTCATCTTTATCCTGTCGGCCTTTTTGGGCAAGTTAAAAGCTCATCCTAAAAGCTGATTATTGACAGTCTGGAAAGTTAAACCAAATCAACTTGAAAGTGAAGCACTTTTTTTATTTGGTCTTTGTCTTCAATATAATTATTCTTAATTTATTTTTGAAAAAACTCAAGTTGAACGCACATTACATTTTAATAGGAATAGAAATAGAAGGAAGTCTTACTTTTAAATCAATTTTTTATTCATCTTCTTCATCTTCTTCTTCATCTACATTAAGCCATTCTTTGGCATCATCTTCATCCACACTTCTTTCGTACACTGTTACCCCTTTTCCATCAGTTTGAATTTTTTCAAATATATGCGTAATAAAATCTTTGTAATCATTTTTATCTCCATAAAAACTATAAACAAACCAATATGCAGGTTTTTTGCATGTAACTTCAATAATGTGCTTGTTATAATCGACACTCATTTCAGCTAGATTTTCTTTTTTTAATCCCCATTTGTGGAGATTTTGACCTTGATCTCGACTTTGACTTAGACGACATTTCTATTTTTATTTTATGCATGCATGCATCTTTAAAAAAAGAAAAAAGAAACTTGGTAAATCACAGAAAATGCCTACATTGCATAAATCACCGAGGAGCAGACAAACACTAAGAAATTTTTTTACTGCGAAACAGATACAATCTTTAAAGACTGCATCTAGACGGGTAAAGAGAGGCACCTTAACACTTAAAAACTTTAAACGCATGATTCGCCTCAATCTTTCATCAAGATCAAGATCAAGATCAAAGACACTGTATGGCGGTGAAAATGTAATAACCTCCATAGTTAATTATGTTCTTTCGTTTTTGGGACTTAGAGATACAGAGCAATCTGACTATGCGACAGGTGCACAACAAAGGCTCATCAATTCGCGTCGGCGTGGTTCAATTTAATTTAAGTAATATTTAACATACTATTCTTCTCCTTTTCCCCTTTCCAATCCTTTATCTTCTCCTTTTCGCCTTTCCCAGTCCTCACCTTTATCTTCTCCTTTTCCTTTTTCCCTTTCCCATTCTCCCTTTTCCACATTTCTACGATTTCTAAATACTTTGCGCATCTCGTCCTTGATTTCGTTCGTAATTGGTCGAAGGACAAACATTCGAAACAAGACATACGAAAACACTTTGTAAATTACCCATACATATGCAAGAGTGAATGCACCGACAATAAAGGTTTCAAATTTTCTGGAAACCAAATCCTTGCACTCTTTCGAAGCATCTGTTTTGTCCCAAAAGGTTGCGGAGACGCCAGTTAATCGTGAGCAAATGTCCTTTTGTGGAAGCTTTTCCCAAAATCCAACTCCCATCACTGTAGGGCCATCAAAATACAATTGTTTTAAAGGTTGTAAGAGTGTATAGTCGACAATTGCAGTAGCCACACTTTTCACATACCTTGTAACGGCAGAAAGAAAATCCATCCTTTTCTTCAGAGTCTCAGTGAAATAGTTTCCAACCGAGCAAAAAAGAAAAAGTAATATATAATGGAAGGCAGTGAAAATCAGGAAATTACTTGGAACGTTGCCCTGGAAAAATTGCTGGCAGAGGAGGGCGAGAAGGCGTTGGGTCTTGCGTGGCTGCACAATCAATGCGAGGGGTACTATGGTGCTAGAAGCAATTGGATTAGCATTCCGGTAATTATTTTGAGCACCTTATCGGGAACGGCGTCTGCGTCGTCCACGACGTTCTTTGCCGACAATATGAAAATGGGGTCGTTGGGAATTGGAGCCATTTCAATTTTATGTGGTATTTTAAACACTGTAAATTCTTATTTTGCATTCTCAAAGAGAACAGAAGCGCATCGAATAGCCGATATTCAATTTAATAAGGTGTATCGATTTATTGCAGTTGAAATGACGTTGCCTCGCATTGAGCGCATCCGAGCTCGAGACATGTTAAAGATTGTGAGGGAGCAAGTCGAGCGCCTCGCGGAAACATCCCCTGCAATTCCAGAATTTATAGTCGACAAGTTTAAAAAGAATTTTAGAAAAGATTACAAGGATGTAGCGCAACCAGACATCACCAATGGTCTTCGCCGCATCCGAGTCAATCAAACCGGAGTTGTTTCCCCTCCAATGACAAAGACACCTCGAGTTGGTTCTAGTTCTGGTTCTGGTTCGGCACCTCAACATAAGTTGTTTGGAATTAATTTTGGTGGATTAAAATCATCGGATCGAAATGATCAAGACGACGAAGACGAGGATAATGCAAAAGAAACTGATAGCGCGGCTGCCAGTCCATACACATCAGTTCAGATTCAAGCATCAAGTGTTCTGTCCGAAAAAATTAAAGAAATTGCAAACATAAAATTGCCTACGTCCGGCTCTAAAGATTTCAAAGTAGTTAACCCTCTACAAATGGGAGTAGAAGGAGCAAATCTTCGCGCAGCATCGGCTTCGGAGCGGAGCGAAAAGAAGGCAGACAAGGCGGAAAGGGCAGACAAAGAAAATGACAAGGCGGAAAGGCCACACAAAGAAAAAGTTTTACTTGTTTAAAAGTGTAAATGTAAGTGCATGTAATGGCACTTGTTAACCCATAAAAGACATATCTTCTTTCGTTTCGTCATTTTAGGTTGTTGTTTTTGTAAAAGAAGAAGAAAGCTTGGATCCGAAAGTACATCAGTCACTCGGGAACAAATTGGTTTTGTTGTCCATGATTCTGAATCTAAAACGTAAACAAACATGTCTACATTTAAAAGAGACGCTAAGATAGTCATTTCAAGTGCTCCGCCCCATATGCCGCTACGAAGTTTTTTTGCGTATACCATTGCGGTACAATGACTTTCCCATTGAATCCAAGTTTCAATGGAAACGCCATGAAGCAAAGCACGAGGATGGCGTTCGATAACATTTGCTACAATACTTCTTAAATTTTCACCAGAAAGCATGGGGTTTTGTAAAGAAAATGCAATTGCATGAAAAAGGCACGTTCCGTCTCCAGGAACGTCAGTTACAAGAGCTCGACTTAATGATGACATTAGTTTGCTTTTCCTTGTTCATATATTTTGTTCGTTCCGTTTTGTTTTCTTCATATAGTAATAAAAGTAAAGTAATTATCCTAGTCATTAATTAAGAAAAGAAAAATGACTGTTGATTCTTCTTTAGGTTCGAGCACGACGACAACGACTCAAAATGGATACTCGAACGATAGAATTTTGCATGTGATTCAAGTTCCCAACAACCATCCCGCATCCGTGTTTACGCCATGGAATCTGTTTGTCTTCATTTCAATCGGTTTATTTTTGGCGTATTTGTATTATTCATACACAAACTCGCTTACAATGAAACTTGACGAGAGAGAAAGCCCCTTTGTAACAGAGGTGACATCTCCCGAAGTTTCGTCCTCCGTCTTAGATGGAGATGGAACCACAAAGGTGGTGTTGATGTATGCAACTTGGTGCGAGCACTGTAGGATCATGATGCCGGCTTTCAATGCCGCGGCAGAGTCGACTCGCCAAATTCGATGGCTAAAGGTTGAGCAAGCAAATGCTTCACCAATCCTCAAGTCTCGCACGGATATTCGCGGTTTCCCCACTATTTTTGGCGTCAAGTCGAGCGGCGAGGTCATTCAATATGGCGAACGCGAACCTCGCACGGAGGACGCTTTGAAGAAATGGGCAATGCAGCTAAATTCAAACTTGCAGGACGCTCCTGTTCATCCTGTATCAGTAGCATTACCTCCTGTACCGCCTGTATCAGTAGCATTACCTAATTTACCACCTGTATCAGTAGCATTACCTCCTCCTGCTTTTATTCCTATTTCTGCTACTCTTGATATGCCAGCAGCTGTTAATGGTAAAGTGGAGGAATCTGAAATAAAACTTGATAACGTGAAGGAATCTGAAATAAAACTTGCGGATTTGGTCGATTCATAGTGTATACATTTTTTTCAGCGGTTTGGATTCGGGTATAGCGGAAAAAAGATTTTTTTATTGCAAACACAGAAACACAAATAAGAAAAATGCCTCCCCTCTCTAGATCCAGATCCAGATCCAGATCCAGATCTAGATCTAGATCGAGATCTAGATCAAAATCTGAAGATGAACTTGCCGAGTATTACGAAAGGATGAAAACAGATTATCAAGGTGAACGCGACGATGAATTAAAAACCATAGAGTTGATTGGACTTGAAATTGGCAAGATAAAGCAGTGGTTACGTACATTTAACAAAAAAAACCACAAACACAGATTGTCATTTAAGAACTTCTTAAAGAATTATCAAATTTTATATGATTCAAGAAAACAATATTTGTCTTTACGAAACTTTGAATATGAGTATAAACATAAACATAATTTATTTATGAAAGGTTTGAAAGCTTCTCAAATTAATCAAGATAAGTTTAGAGAGTATTTAATTGACGAGCATAATAAGGATAACTATAATGCGTACGAAAATTATTATTAATTAGAAAATATATTGCGTCGGGACGTTTGGAAAGACCTTAATTGAAAGCAAAAGAACCATCTCAAAACTAATCCAACCATCCATTTCTAGTTCTATATATAAAACACAAACATGAAAAAAGGTCTTTTATTGCAATATGATGACCGTTCGCCCACATGGGGAACAAAATTAATTGAACGCAATAAAATTGCAGCTTGCAATCTTGAATTTGATCATATGTATCTTAATAAATGTGAGTTTGATGAGACGATTCCTCCTTATTGGCGAAAAGTGTTTCTTGTTGAAAAGTATATAAAGTCTGGATACCCTTTTGTGGTTTGGATTGACAGCGACGCTGTCCTAGTAAATGAAGCTGAATTTCAAAAATGCATTGACATTGAAATGAAAGACGTTTCAATGGCATTTTCATCAAATCCCGGAATTTTAAGAAAAGAAGGTTGGCCTTTCCGATTGTGGGCCGCCCCATTTTGTGCTGGGGTGTTCATCGTTAAAAACACAGAGTCATCTTTAGACATTTTAAAAGATTGGAAAAACTCCTTTGACCCTTCATTGTGGTCCAAGTCAAAGCTAGGAGCCAAACAAAAATGGGAAGCGATTGGTACATATGGTGGAGAAAGTTACGAGCAAGGAAGTTTTGAAATTCATATTTTTAGATCAGCAAAACATAGAAAAAATCTACTTCAGTTCAAACATACGCGATTAAATTATCTTCCAATTAAGGGCGAACCTTGTGAAACAGACACAATTTTTTTGCACTATTGGAATGGAAACAGAATGCGAATTTTGAGGGATTGGGGGCAAGAAAAATAATATTGTAAAAATCCCCCATCCCAAATAAAAATTAATAAATCATTGTTTCTTCACTTTTTTAGAGGAGGTTCTGTGCTCGTAGGAGATGTATACAAGTCGCATTGCCTCGCATTCTTTCCTTCGTACGCTAATGCAACCTTTGAGCTCAATCCGTTTTTAAGGAAAGAAAAAGAAGCCGCTTTTCCTCCTAAACCTCCTAAATCTTCGCACAAAAATGTCAATTCTCTAATAACGCGAGATAATGGGATGTACGAATCTGTTTTTCTATCCGAGTGTGAATGATTAATTACATTTTGACACATTAAGCGTCTTGCTGCAGACTTTGCTTGATTATTAGTATATCCCAATACATTTTTGTACGCTTCAATCACTATAGACTCTTCAATCCAATTTATAGCGTTCTTCACGTTAGGCGGATTTTGGAGCTTTTGAAAAATCGGATGCCGAATGCGAACACGCACAAATTGCCGATTTAAATTGCGTTGCTTGAGTTGTTCGCTCAAGACATGACACGCATCGTCAAAAAACAAGATGGATTCTAGAGGAACGTCCCGTCCAAGAATTGCTCGGATCGTGGACAAATCCTTCACCAAACTGCTTTCGATCCTGCCGTCTGGGAGCCTGTATTCGATCCGTCGCCTTGACTTGTGGTTCGCGGATGCAATTGAAAGTTTACAATCGGATGGCAATCGTATTTTTTTGGCAACTTCATTTACGTACCAATCGCTTGAATTATTTGATAAGATTACAATGTCGGTGAACTTTCCAGATTCTAAAATGTCAAGAAGATCATTGTTTACAAAGGACGACAAGAGAGCCTTGTTTATGTTTTCAAGCGAATCCCGCATTTGATCATCCAAAACTTTTGAAAGCTCGTCCGTTTCAATCAAAGTTTCGTCCACATCCACTACCGCTACGCAAACGGGATTCGGTGGAAGACATGAAAACCTCATTCTCCTTTCTCCTTTCTCCTTCCTCCTTTTTGTTTCTTTCGGATCATTAACTTAAACTCAAGTTTTTCATATGAAATAAATATAGCATTAAAGCAGTATACAAGGAATCCGTTTCATGAATTTTTATCTTGTGTTTTTTGCAAACTTTACGATAAACGGGATAAAACTCTTTATAATGCGAACTGCTTAAGGATGGCAAACAATGATGCAAGCCCTGCATATTTAACCCACCGGAAACATATGTCCAGAAAAAAGAGTCTTGGGAATAATCAAGTGATGTGTCAACCATTTGATGTGTCCAATGTTTCCATTTTTGGCTATTCTGAACCACTTCATTGATATGAGTTACTTGCGTAAACGTCATGAACAAAATACTTCCAATGACGTAAGGATAGAAAGCAAAGAAAGCCGCTTTTATAAAATTGTTTCCATAAGCGAAAACAGAAAAGGGGTATATAAAAATCCCAATGGATCCTACAAATTGCAGCAGACAAGAACCCCACGTCAATTTCATTAAAGCCGTGTAGTTTCCAAGCATTTCATTTTTTAAACCTGAACTTAAGAGAAGCTGCAAAGGATACACAATAGATTCTGCAAATGTTGACGTTAGCCACGTTGTTAGGGCACCACGTAAAAGCCGTTTTTCCAGAGACGTATTCCATTTTTGCGTCGTGTGCATTCGCAGAAACGGTACAAAATGAGTCAAATCAAAATCTGAATCAATTTCATTTGTATGTGAATGATGAGAAACCGTGTGCTGCAAATACCAATGCGTTGTATTTACGAACAAGAAATGCGAAAGTACGCAAGCAAGATGATTTATTGTCGGACTTTTGGAAAGCGCAAAGTGGCCCGCTTCGTGTCCAACGTTAACAAAAATGAGCCACTGCAAGAATGGCAGAAGCAAGCACGACAGCCAATCCCCATTAAACCACCCAATCCAAGACAAGGCAGTTGCAACTGCAACCCCCAAATTTAGCAATATCATTGATAAACTCATTTTTGTGTCCTTCTTTTTGAAATGATTCATTTCTGTGTACAATTCAGTATAAAAGGATTTTTTCCCACTTTTGCTTTCGTCCTGAATTCCATTTAAAGTTTTCTGCATTACAGTAGTTCCAAAATGATACTGATCAAAAAGAACAGACACATCTCTGTTTTCGGCTAAAGATATTGCAATCGATCCTCCAGGATGGATGCGTTTTATGTGTTCTAGATCAACCGTAATTCCATGAATAATGCAATTAGCAGGTGTCATGACATGAGAAAAATAACCACGCTCCACCAAATGAAAATGTTTTTCTTCTTCTTTTTTTTTTAATAAATAATTAATTTTATTGTATTTGTTTCTTTTTATTTTCGTGGTAAACAACAAAGAAAAATGCCTTTGATACGCGCATTATCAATTGACCTTGGATGGAAGCATTTGGCGTATGCCATGCTAGAAGTAGGCTCTGATCAATCTTCTTCATCAGATTCAGACAGTTTGACGAATGACTTCAGCATCAAGGCGTGGAACTGTGAAAGTTTGTTGGAAGGCAAGAATGAGGGAAAAGAACAGAAGGTTGATACTGTAAATGTAAACGATACAAGTTTAGACGAGCTCATTCGTTTGACTGTGCCAGCAGTCGCAAAAATTCTTGAGTTTTGGGTTAAGTGGCCAGGGCAGACGGATATAAAGCCAACCATTGCATTTTTGGAGCAACAGCCTCTTGGCATGCAAGCTCGAAATGTCAAGTCGAAAACATTAAGTCACGTGATTCAGGGGTTATTAATTTCAAAGGGAATTTCAGTCGTTTTCATTTCACCGCAGAAAAAACTCAAGTACATGGAGCAAACGGGAAACTACTCGGATAATAAAAAGTTTGCTGTTGAAGAAACTCTTCGTCTACTCCATTCCATAGATCCTAACGAAACAAGCAATCGGTGGCTGCAGCACTTCAACTCTTTCAAAAAGAAGGACGACCTTGCCGACTCTTTTTTGCAAGGACTTTATGCTTCGAAAGATTACATCTTGGCATTAATTAAGGAGGATGCAAAACAATTAAAGAATAGCAAAAAGAGGCTTTTGTTAGATTTGGAAGCAGACGCAGAAGCAGGATCAGGAGCAGAAGCAGAACCGATGAAAAAAGCAAAGAAAATCAAGTCGAAAGCAAAGGCAAAGACAAAGAAAGGCGATAAGGGAAGAAGAGCTGCTGAAGCGTCAGTCTGTAACGATCTTGATTGAACGCTATTTACCTTCCTGAATTAAAATCTTTAGATTCTGCAAATTCGTATTGAGGAAATTCAGCTCTTACAATTTTTACAAGTTCAGCGTTATTCACTCCTCCTTCTAATTGAAATTGTAATCGTGATCTTTATTTGATTGATTTGCTTCTACTTTTATTCTTCAACAATAGTCGAGTTCTTGACTTGCGCCTCAAGAGCCTCGATTTCATTTTTGTTATCATTATTTACGAGTTCATATCTGACGAATCCAGGTTCTGATTTATAAGGACATATTTCTGGACAAAGAATTTGAAACGAAAATCGATCTTGCTTTATCTTTTTCATAAAAAACGACCGAGTTGAAATACTTTCCGTGTCGTACACAGATCCATCACCTGCAAAAAGATCACATACTTTCATTTGGTCAAACTGGGGAAAGGCACGAAGTGAACTTTCATTCAACAAGACACTAAACACGAATCCAAAAAGGACCCTATTTTTTGGTAAAAATTGCATGCGGTGACATGCATAGTACACGCCAGTCTGCAAGTCAAGCGTATAACATTCTGACGAAAATATATAATTGGAAGGGAGGACAATTAAAAGACGAAATTTATTGTATTTAAAATCTTTTACTGACACACACAAATTTTCACGATTTAAGTCATTGTCTAAATGAGAGCAAATAGCATCTTCCTTGACTTGTTTGTAAAAGGGAAGGAGGGGGACAGGAACAAACTCGCATTGTCCTAAAAGTCGATTTGTCAAGACTCTACATCGAAGTTGATTTAGCGTTAACAATCCTTTCCAAGCAAAACCTTTCATCAAATATCAAATTAAATAATTTATATTATTTTTTTTTTTACATTTATAGAGTAAAAGAGCAAGCAAACAATGAACGAGTCAACGAACAGAACACTTGAGAAATTGCTTCGTGAATCAAAGGGATGCGCGATTGATGAAACACTTTGGAGCGAATCGACGGTACAATTACGAAATATATTTTCTCTCTCTTACATCATTAAGGAGGAAGAGCAAGCCTTAAATACAGCATGTTCAGCAGTTTACTGGATCGAAGCTCCAAATGGATTGAGCGCACTAGACTGGGGAGAAACCCAGCCTTGGTTCGAAAACCTTACGTGTCAACCAAGCAAGAACTCGCTTGCGCCATCAAATCCGAAAAAGTTCAAAGTTTTTTACACGCACCCCGAAAAAAAATCCTTTCTTGCAATACCTCGCTTTTATGGCCTTAGCATTTTCGGCAAACCTTTGCGAGATCTACGGTGCTCTGGCCTTCCGGCCTTTACTGATTTAATTTTTGGTGATCCTTCAAGACCATTACGATTTTACCAAGAGCAAGCGAGGGACAAGGGGTTAGAGTCTTTAAAAAAATGGGGCGGTGCAATGCTAGAGCTCGATTGCGGTGCAGGAAAAACTCTTATTTCTCTAAGCATCGCTTCAATTTTAAAAGTAAAGACACTCGTTATTTGCAACAGGAGTTTTCTAATGAACCAGTGGAAAACTGATATTTTGGGTGTTTCTGAGTACACCTGGAAGGATGACAATTCATTCGTGCCCTTGCAAAAATTAATTGAAGGAGGTTTGGAAAATCGTCCTCTTCACTTTATTAAACGGACCTGCGACGTTTGCAAGAAAACGGTGTATTCAGACGAGGTCCGTGACTCCGAGCTCGAAATTCTCTTACATTCACCTTGCTTTAACAAAATGTGTGCGTCCCGAACATTTGTAAAGGGAAAACGGTGGATTGGAACAAATCCACCAAGTCGTGGTTGGATTGAACAGGCAAAAATTGGTTGGTTGCAGGGCAAGACAATTGACGTGGAAGACAAGGACATTGTGATTTCGTCTATTGATTCTCTTTCAGACGGAAAGTACTCAAAGGACATATTGAGTCAGTTTGGTTTTGTAATTGTGGACGAATGCCACCACATTGCCGCTCTTACATTAAGCCAAGTCATGCCTCAAATTCCATCACAGTACGTTCTTGGAATTTCGGCAACTCCAGATCGTAATGATGGGTTAGAGCATATTATCTACTGGCTTCTTGGTCCGTGCGCCTTTGTTTACAAACGCCTTCCCTCTATCACCGGAATTTCTCACACTGTAAATGTGCAACAAATTATTTTTTCCGACGGCCAGGATAAGAGCGATGCAAAAATGTGGAACGGTCAGCTCGCCTTTGCCGAAATGATTAATCGATTGGCCGATGACGAGGAACGCAACAGAGTTTTAGTGGACATTATTCTTACATCGTACAAAGAAGGCCGCAAAAAGATACTGGTTGTGTCTTCCATTGTTCAGCATGCGAAACTTTTGAGGGAACAATTGCTAAATCATTCTTCAAAAACAGTCTCCGAACACGACGTTTTTTCAATTTTTGGCGGGACGAAGCAGGATGTTGTTCGCAAGTCCAAGACGGATGCCGCTCGTGTCGTGTTTGCTTCGTACGCATATGTAGGAGAAGGATATGATGATTCTTCGATTGACACAATGGTTCTCGCCTTGCCTCGCTCAAGTATACAGCAAATTATTGGGAGATGCGAGCGAGTGCATGAAGGAAAACTGGTTCCAATTGTATATGATTTGATTGATGACTTTTCCATATTTGAGTCCATGTCGTACAAACGGCAAAAATTCTACAAGTCGAGAGGTTTTTTATGCACACGGACGCGTTGGGTAAGAAAAGATTTTGATGACGATGAGAGGGAAAAGGATAAGGAAATGGATACAATAAATGATCAATCATTTTAGTTGCAACAGAGTTAACAAAGAACGCAGAACAGCTTCGCGGAAGCAACGCTCGTATATTTTGTTAAAACAGAAGAATAAGTGCTTTATGTGTGGTAATTTCAATGCGAATTTGGAGGTTGACCACGTCATACCCTATGCTGTCGGCGGAGTTACAGAGCTTTACAACTTAAGAGCTCTTTGTCCTAATTGCCATGCGGAGAAGAGCCGAAATTCAGATGAAGCAGACAAGATTCGGTTTTCAAAACGATTAAAGTTTACTAAATGCGAGCTTTGTTGGACGTGCGAAAAAATAGTGTCTCCGTACTTTTTTAAGACAGGAGAGTGTTTCGAATGTACCTTGCAAAATGACAATAAGAGCACATTGAGAAGCAAATATAAAGACAAAATTTGGATAATTCCAACCTCACCTATTTCGTCTTCTTCGCCTTCACCCAAAATTGAACCATTTCTCAAAGAAACTTGGAGTATTCCAGCTTCACCAATGTCTGATATATAGTCAATTCTGTTTTTTTAATTGCTTGAACTCCATATTCTCTTCCTCTTCTTCCACTTCTCGTTCTCCTTCTTCCTCTTCTTCCTCTTCATCTTCTTCCATTTCTCCTTTATCTTCTTCATCTTCTTCCATTTCTCCTTCTACTTCTTCCATTTCTCCTTCTCCTTCTCCTTCTTCCATTTCTCCTTCCTCTTCTTCCTCTTCTTCATCATGAATACCAGAAACTGTAGAGCTGTCGCTGTCCTCGTGATGATCCGAATTTTCAGAGTCTATACATGCTCCATTACACGTATTGCACCAGATAGGTTTTACTTTATGACAAGATAGCTGCGAATTTTCATCGTCAGCATCTTCTCCTCCTTTTCCTTCTCCTTCTACCTCTTCTCTTAATCTTTCTTCTTCTCCGTCGTGTTGAACATTATGTTGAAATTTACCAACATGATGTTCTCGACCACGAGAACAGAAAATATAGAGAATTGTACCTACAACATTAATGGAAAAGCAGAAGGCAAGTATAAAATCATTATTCATCTTATCTTGTTTTTTTTATTAAGTTTTTTATTATTAAATCAAAAAGATTATTTTAAAAATTTATTACACGTCTTTTATTTGTTCATTTTTATTGTTGCAAAAAAACTATTGAGAATGGAAAACAGAGACGTCAACGCGTGCGACGACGGAGAAAACGAGGATTTTTCAAAAATTTGCAACATATTTACAGAGCGTTTAGAATCTCGTGTAATACACTCCTGGATTAACTCATGGTGTTCTTTCTGGGCACGATGCGCTTTATATGGACTCGCAATCTTTATTTGCTTCTCAAGCCTCTTCCTTTACAATCGCAGGTATATAAGCTCAACTGACTTTGGCTATATTATGCCACTTGCTGCACTTTCTAGCGCTGCGCTGATCTTTGCGTCAGCCCTCTTGCAAAAGGAAAAAAAGTCAGATATTTTAATAGATGTTGGCGTGGACATGATTACTGAGTTTTTTCCATCGTACAAAAAGTCAAGATCTAGGAAAGGAAAGGAGAAAGAATGATTCTTACATTTTCTAAAAATACTTCATTAAGCCTAAACGAAGAGAAAGAGGAAGACAAGAAAAAGCAGGATTTTTGCGAATGGTTTGCATATAAGTATAGGTTTCAAATTCTCTTTGCATTCTTAGCATTAGAAACCTACTTATCGTACAATGAGTTGAAGTACATGTTGTTATTGTAGTCATTGTGTGTGGTTTGAACCTCAGCCGCAACCTCATCAAAATCCTCTAAACATGTAGGAAAAGCCTGCTCTAATTGTGCACGCATGCACCGTACGGCTTCAATAACTGCGTGCAGCCGAGTCCGAAACTTTCGCGGAGTTCCGAAGGATAGTTTGATTTTGTTTAGAGAAAGAGCCGCGTTAAAGGCGACGACTCTCGCGGCCGCAATCACAACCTCCTTATATTCATCCTTTGCAAAGGGTGCGAACTCGCCAAGCCGATCAACTAAATCTAGCCACGTGGGATCGAGACTAAGCATTTGAGCAGTATCTCGACCGACTATTTTTTCCAAATCCTCGACATTAAGAGAAGGTTTTACATTTGTTGTCTTTTTCGCTGTTGTAGAATACAGAAAGAGTCCAGCAACTGCGGCGACAGCGCCCCCTACAAAAACTCTTGGCATCATTTTTTATGCTTTCTTTCTTATTTATTATATACTTTTAAATTTTTGGATAAAAATCAAAATCAAACAAACAATAAAATGACCGAATCAATTGATGATGACGGATATGCCGAGGGACAACCTCGTAATCTTTGCTGTGTGTGCAAGGAAGATCTCGGACCTCAAAATCCTAGGCAATTGTGTAGAAAATCGTACTGTCCGATGCAATCACCTTATCCTTCTGGAGACAGCGACAATAGCAGACACTCCTTTAAACAAGAACTTGAAGCACAAGTCATGTGTGAATCCTGTTCATTAAAATCTTCACAGGCATCCTCCTCCTCGTCCTCTTCTTCCTCGTCCTCTTCTTCTTCTTCTTCACGTTTTTCCTTTTCAAATACCAATAATTTTAAAACATCTCCAATTTCGTCACAAGAATCTCCTCCTTGTCCTCCTTCTCAAACTCTACGAGTTCCAACTCAAGATCAGCCTACTCAACCAGTAATAGAAACCGTACAAAATGTACAAACACAAAAATATCCATCTAATGATATTCGATTCTTTCTTTCGTCTTCTTCTTCTTCTACCAAAAAACAAAAAGTAAATGGTTGATTTACAATTATTGGGTGGCGACTTTTTTAGGGAAGGGTCGTTTAGTTGCGTGTACAAAAACCCCTTAGTAGATTGTGTCCCTGGAACTGAGAAAATCTATGACCCATTGTACGATCCAAATGATAAAACTCTTGTGTCGCGTATAGTTCCGAAAGATGACGAAGATGAATTTGTAAATCAAGGAGAAGTTCGAAGAATTATTGATGTACTTGACCAAAAATATCCGGGTCTGCGCTTTAAAGACCATTTCAACGTTGCAGTTGCAACATGTATTCCAAGAATTAGACAAAGGGATATTTTTCCTGACCAATGTTCATTGTATCCTGATTTAAACAGAATTGGCGACAAGTACAAATATATGAATTTTATAACAAAACTTCAAGGTGAAGATCTCGGGAAAAACATAGCAGTCCCAAACGCAAAAATTTATTTTCGCAAAGCCTTTTTTGATGTAATGAATGCAACAGTTGCATTAAATAGCGAAGGATTTATTCATTTTGACATGCACCCTGGAAACATCGGGTGGTCCACACATCCATGGCCTCAAAAAACTCTTGTAATTTTTGATTGGGGATCAAGCATATTTGGATACAAAAATTTTATCGATCATATAATATTAGTGAATTTGTTTAAGGGAGATTACGCAAAGAGTCGTCCTCAGTTTGATTTTCAAAGGGAGATTCTTAGAAAAATTATTGGAAATGAATCTCTTCCTGTTGGAAATGAATCACTCAAAATAGTTGCAGAAAAGCAGAAGAATGATACAGTGTACTTGACATCATTGGAAAAATTGTTTTATGCCTGGGATACATATTCTCTCTTGTATCAAATGGCAAAGATAAAATATCCTGGATTGGAGGATTTTACAGAAGATAGCTTAAAACTGTACGGTGACAAATTCACAACTAAAAATATTTCCGGTAAAACTGCATTGAAACTTATCGACGATTTAATTTTGACGACTAGAATTAAAAAAAATGACAAAAAAATTTGGATTCAAGAACTTTGGAATATTATTGCGTATGTTTTTAAAGAAAGACCAATCTATAGAAGGGGTCTTACATATGTAAGTTCATTTTCGGGGCACGGTTTAAAACACTCGGACGAAATGATTGCAGAAGAACTGTTTCACCCCGATGCCGGATCTCGAAGAAGATCAAGATCAAGATCAAGATCAATTATTGATTTAATTTCAATGTCAAGATCGCCTCAACCTGTAATTGATTTGATTTCAATGTCAAGGTCAAGGTCACCGATCAAGAAGAAGAGGAAGGGAAAGAAAAAGAGTCCTTGTCCACAGAGAAAAGTTCGTGACGTTAAGACAAGACGATGCAGGGAGCGTAAAAAGCCAGGACCTAAATCTAGAAAATAAATTGCGTGAACAATAATATATTTTTAAATAAGAAAAAGAAAAATGGATCCTACCAATGAACAAAATGATTTACTTTTAGTAGGAGGCAAGTTTGTGAATGAGGGAGAAGATAGTTGTATATATTTAGACGGTCCTGTTGGTTGCGTGCCAGGTACACTTGACGCGGGTCCTTTCTACAATCCTAATGATCTTTCCTTAGTGTCGCGCATAATTCCTAAGAAGGGAGATGAATTTGCGAATCAAATTGAAGTGAGAAAAGCAATTGACAGACTTGACTTAAAATATCCTGGATTGCGTTTTCGAGAACATTTTAATGTTGCAGTGGCGACATGCACCCCTTTAATGACGAAAAAAGATTTAGAGTCAGACTTAAAACCAAAATATTGCAATGCTCGTGGCCTTCCAGACAAGGACTTGCGCACTGTAGGTCCAAAATACAAGTACACAAATTTTTTAACGACTCGCCAAGGCCCAAATCTTGGTAACTCATATAAAGAACCTAAAGTTTTTTTTCGTAAAGCTTTTTTTGAACTAATGAATACAACAGTTGCTTTGAACAGTGAGGAAATCCTTCACTACGACTTGCATTCGGGCAATATTGCATGGACAATTGATCCGTTTCCTAAAAAAACGCTTGTTCTTTTTGATTGGGGACGCTGCGTACTAAACTACAATGACTTTTTGAAAGTATTAATTAGAGATGAAAAGTTTTTCAAGTCAAAAGAAAACCTTTCACAGTATAATTTTCAGAAAGCGATTCTACAACAAATTATTGGGGCTCAATCATATAAACAATATATTGCACTACATCCCACAAAGGGTCAATCTTTATTATCTCCTCTTGAAAAATTGTTTTATTCTTGGGATACATTTTCGCTTTTGCACTTTCTCACTACAAAGAATATTCCTGGGATGGAGGATTTTGCTGCCGAAGCGAAGTTTACTACTGATGTCTTGGGGAAAAACGCGGGCGAAACTGGGCGTCGTCTTATCAGAAATGCAATTCTATTAACAAAATTTCCAGCACTTAACGGTAAGATTATCTTTAGGGACCATTTGTGGGGCATAATCGCAACCCTTTTCAAACAAAAACCCGTTTATCAACAAGGTAATGTATATGTTTCAACGTTTACCACAGGTGGTCCTAAAAAAGACATAATTGATAACACTGTATATGAGGAATTTGCTCCTGGTGCGTTAGAGGATTCAGAAGAATTAGATTTAGATTTAGATTTAGAAGAAGAAGAAGAAGGAACGCGGCCATATAGGGTTAGGCAGCCATATTCTGGGTCTTTAACAAGATCGAGATCAAGATCAATCATTGATTTAGTATCAAGGTCGCCTCAATCTATAATTGATTTGGTTTCAAAGAGTCCGAATGCAAGGAAGAAGAAGAGTCCGAATCCGAAAAAGAAGAAGAGTCCGAATGCAAGGAAGAAGAAGAGTCCGAGTCCAAAGAAGAAGAAGAAGACGAGTCCAAAGAAGAAGAAGAGCAACAGGAGCAAAAGCAAAAGGCCTTGTTCACCTGGAAAAGTTCGTGACACTCGGACAAAACGATGCAGAGAGCGAAGAAAGCCAGGACCCCAGCCAAAATCTGGCTGCCCAAAAGGTAAAGTTAGAGACAAGTACTCAAAACGGTGTCGTTCTTCAAGACGTTAAAATATTTTTTTCCTGCATAAAGGACATGTTGGAATATCTTCAGAAGCCCTTGACCAATGAATCCAACAATCGAGACAAAACATATGTCCACAAACAACTTTAATTATTTCTTCTTTAACATCAAAACAAACAGGACATTCTTTTTTTTCGTATAAAAATTCTAAAGGTCCTACTTCGCTTGCACAATATATGCACATACTCTCCTGACAGTTTAGAACCCATTGTGGTAATTTCGCTGAACAATATCTATAATTTTTGCACTCTATAGGTTCACATTTGTGTGGACATTCTTCTCTACAATAATGATCTTCATTAAAAAATATAGTATGATTTTTATTATGATCGCAGCCTCGACATGTCGACGAACTTATTTCACAATCAGACTCGTCTAAAAACGTTATGCACTCAACACAGAATGAGTGATGTCCACATTTTTGTTCAAAAATAAGAGTAATCTTATCACATGTAGAACATTTACCATCCTTTTTATATTCATAATTTGTGTTTACGTAACATGTACAAATTTCTGTACATTGACATTTATTATCGCATTGTAATAAACACATGCCATTTCCAATACAAGAAGAAGGGCGCAAAGACATTTTGTTTATTGTTTATATTTTTCATAAAAATTTTCCTCCCTCAAACCCTTACTCCTTTCTTTTTGGATTTTGAAAATAACCCTAAACAAAAAAAAACAAACAAATAAAAACAAAACACAAATGGATATTGTAAATTCAATGCTTGACAGCATGTCGCCCACAATGGTGTGGGCGTCAATCTTCGTGGTAACACTTGTAATGATTACAATTATTGATAAGATGCAGCGTCATTTTACGTCCTTAAGACAAGCATCGCAGTGTGTAAATGAGAAACAGACAATTTTTGTTGCAATCACCAATTTTTCTGGCGCAATTGCTGGAGGTCGAAGCCTCTTTTCATTGTTTGAGCACGCGAAATGCCCATATCGCGTTAAGGTTGGAATTTACGAAGCAAGCTACACTCCGCGCGCAGTTGCGATTCCTTATTACGAATCGTTGCAGAGGAGATTTTCGGTATCGAGCAATTTATTTTCATCGTCGATAAAAAGCATTGCAAATTCTTCGCGCAATGGCGGACCTTACACTGCTAGACAATCTTTAATGGAAAATGCGTACTCTGGAGAAGATTTTGTGCTTACGATTCATGATGGAGTTGAAATGCTTCAAAACTGGGATGTGGATCTTATTGAAGCTCAGAAAAACGCCAGCACATCGTTACAAAACACAGTTATTGTTGCCCCTCCTGCGCCAATAAGAACAATTTCAACCGTTACATTTAAACTTTTCGGATTGTCGTCTCAAGAAAACCTAGAGCCAAGGTATCCAATTGTCGGAGGATTCTCTGAATCGGGCTTGCCCCTGCATTCTTCAAAACCTTTTCTTGGAGGCGCAAATCCCGACGGAATGAAGAGCTTGCTTTGGTTATCAGCTTGCTCCTTTGCTCCATCGGGCTTCTTTGTTGACTCTAAAATGTCAGTTTTGGAGCATTCTATGAATACGGCCACTCAACAAACAGACTTTAGGTTATGCCATTCGATAGCAAAGCGCGATTTGCCTAATCTTTTCCAGGAGGACACTTTAATTACCTGCGACGGGATGGCCGCTGGATGGACATTTTCGTGTGCGCCCAAGTGCGTGTCAAAGCTTTATTATGATCCCGATTCATCTGTCTTGTCCACAAGGTCTGGAATTGCACTTGAAGATATTTATAGCACTAGCAAGGCTGTTCGTGACTTGCTTCACAAGGAGCTTGGTCCGTATCTCCAGGAACTTGGACTTTTTAAGAAAGCATCTCCTAAAGCGTTTTCCGGAGTTGTTGACGTAAACAATTCAATTGAAATTGAGAACAAGCATGGAAAGGGTAGTTAAAATAATTAAAAAATGCGTTTCAAGCTAATATATTCAATTAATAAATAAAATACCCTTAAAAGAACAAGTAAATTAAATAAATTTTGAATTTGGATTTAAAGATAAGAGAAGATAAAGTGGAAAAGATGAATGTCCAGTTTGATGAAAAAATTGAGCGAATCAAGAAGGGTGTTCAACAATACGTAAATTGTGACAAGATTCTTTTTGTTTTCTTAAAAAGCAACAATGACAATTGCATTGTGTTCTTGTACGATGAAGACGACGAAAATCCTCTTATCCCCATGTGGTTGCACTTGGAGCCAAAAGACACTCAAAAACACTTAAGGGAAGGAAACGTTTCTCTCATGTCTCCTTTAAATGAGATTGAAAATGAATTGATTGGATGCGATCTTGTAGTTGACGAAGATAGCGGAAGGTTTTTTGTTAAGTTAAAGCAAACTGGCATGCAATCTAGAAATTTTGAGCTTGTGACAGATGCAGACGGTAAACCTGCCGTTATTTCAAACATTTCTGGATACATGAGTCGGCTTGATTTTGGATATTGTGTGTTCAAAGATGGAATTATGATCCCTGAGTATTTTATTTTGAATGGGTTAGATATGAGAACGGGGGAGAGGAGGATGGAGAAGATAGTGTACACACCTTAAGTTTCAAAACAATAACATTTGAAAATTTCCAAAGTTCTTTTCATTCTTCTTTTTTTTTCATCTTCAACGTCTAAGAAATCTAAAACTTTATCTAGAGTCAAGTGTTTTTTAAGCAGAGCCAAAGACTTTACTGGACCAATTAAAGGAATTCGTTCATTAAAGTCGTTACCCAACAAGACACAAAGTTCTATGAAGGCATCTTTTGAAATGTCTAAAGCCTCAAACAATTTACTTGACTCCACCACAATGCAGTCTGGCGTGTTAAAGTGAAGAATGACAGAAGACGAGCAATACGCAAATGCGTCTGAATCTTCAGTCAACACTGCATCGACTCTATTTTTGGAACATAAATATGCGCAAAGTGCTTCAGCTTCGTATTTTGCGGTTAAGCATTCATAACCAGTTGCCATTAGCGCCTCCTTCATATTTTCGTAATCCTTTTTGTTAGGCTGCTTGCACGCTTCCGGTCCCAGTTCAACAATAATTTCAGATTCATCCGCGAACAATCGCCGTGATTCTTTTAAGGGTGCTGCCGGACGTTTTTGAAACGCGGCTGCGCGCTTTGCCTTTTCTTCAATTTTTTCTGGGAGCACGAGTCCGTCAAATACAAACACTGGCGTACCTGTATGCGTAACGAAATGTGATGCGAAGGAAAGAATTCTGGAAACTAATGCATCTGTTCCACTTATATAAGCCAATTTGTATGCAAGAATTGGAACATCAATTGCAATCCTAATTCTTTCGCCATTTACCTTTTCTTTTTGCTTTTGACTCATCCAAGACTCAAACGATGTTGTAAACACATTAGGATTCTGCTTTTTCAAAAAAGACACTAGATCTTTGATCCCCATTTGTTTCATCCATTATTTATTATTAAAAAATTATTATTTTTTTTTAATTATGTATGGACTCACTACTACTACTTACATTGGGTAATAAAAAAAAGAGAATGGCGTGCATGACTTTGCGAACACCGGATGTTCCTAAAATAGTTGATGCAACTGAAATAATAGTTGAAAAAGCGATTGTGTAATCTATAATGCCTGATGATGCCATTAAATCGCCTTTAATGCCTTTTCTTAGTCCTGAAAATAAAGGCTGAGATTGAAAAGCTTCTGAAGGACATTGTAAAAAATGCATTCCAAGAAGTAGTTGTTGAATTAAAAAATCCATTAGCATCTTTAGATGCAAATGCTGACGGTGTCATTTCTGTTACTGAAGCAAAATACGCCGCACAAAAAATGTGCTGCGCAATTGTGTAAATTCTTCAATATTCTATGTTGAGTTAAAAGCTTCATGAATGAATGGCATATAATTTCTTCCAATACTTGGGTCGTGCAAGATGCGCAAAGCGTCGTCAAGAGTCAATCCGTATTTTTCTGCTAGTGCTGTTAGCGGTTCCACTAAATAAAACACTGTCATATTCCAAGCTCCATTATTTTTAATTGTTCTTTCAATGCTGACATCAAAAACATATGGCTTTTTTAGTTTCATTCGGATAAAATTTTTGTCTTCTGCACTTAAATTCTCCCAAATGTCAGCAAAGTAATCATGACCTCCTTTTGCTCCTTTTGCCATAGATGCTGGCGTTGCAACAGGTTTATTGGGTCCAAGATCTTTTGCGTATTCAAAGTTAAACGGAAGCAGAAAACGTAAGCGTTCTTCTGTACCACCGCCGTAAAAGCTTTTTTCTTCAGTAGGTGCCCATGGAAGAAGACCTCCTCTAAGTGAGGTGGTTTTGAATGCATTCACAATTTGTCTTCCGGATATATCAAGAGTCGCAGCAATTTTGACAGGTAAATTAATGAGATATTGAATAACTCCGCCCGTATGCGGATTAATTCCCTTATCGACATATTCTTCTCTTACACCGTCGCCACCTCCTCCGCGAAGTCCAATACGCTTTGACTCTTTTGAAGGAGACATTTGTCTCCTTGGGCTTCTTCTTTTTCTTCTCCGTGATCGTGATCGTGATCTTGATCGTAAGGATTTAAGCTTTGGGGCGAGATTGAGCTCACTAGCTGCCCACATTTTTGCGTATTTTAAAGAGAAAACTCCATTATTTGCAATAACACTTCTCAAAATTGATCTATGTTCTTTCTCTCCCAACCCATGCATCCAGTACATTTTCTCATCATCGATTGGATCAAACCCATATTTTTCAACACATTTTTTTCGATTTTTTGGATGACGGATCCAAAATGCATTCAAAAAAAGTCTTGCATTTTTTGGTATACGTTCAATAGTAGCAATCATTTTTCTTTTTTCTTCTACTTCCTGGTAAAGAATTATATTCGAGGCTTTAAGAAAAAAATGCCTCGAGGTCAAGAAAGACAATACGATACGGATGACTCAATGTCAACAACTTCGTCTTTTAAAACAGCTAAAATAGATGAAAAGGAGGAAGCGGCACAGGAAGATAAACAAGAATGCGGAATATGTATCGAACAAATGAATACATTGTCCTTCATTCAACCAAAAGTCGCCGAAGCAGATCGAGAAGACGTTTTAGATTTAGAGGACCCCATGTGCATGAGACTAAAATGCGGACACGCATTCCATTTTTCGTGCCAAGCACCGGCAATGAGACTAGGAAAGTTTTGTTCTCTTTGTAGGGACGAAGTGAAGCATTTCGAGTCCGGAACAATTAGGCAAATTCGAATTGGCGATGAAGTTTGGGAATTTTCTCCGACCTCTGAAACAACAGAAGGCGTTGGAGAGCAAATAAACCAAATTATGCAGTCAAATCAGGACTTGGAAAATGCCTTGGCATCTGAAAATGGCACAAACGTAGACCTTCAATCCTGTCGCGCAAAAATGAATGAAGCTCTAGGTTTGCACCGTAAAATTGCAAACGACCTCAAGAAAACGAGAGCAAAATTTTTGCGGGAGTCTTTACGAGCATTCAGGGTCGAGCACAAACATAAATTTGACGAGTCGCATTTGCGTATTAAAAATTTATTGCGAATTAACAAAAATCTTGAGGATAGTATTTTAAGACGACGAGGATTTACTGCACGCCAAATCCAAGATTATTTTTCAAGTGATCCGCGACACGATTTAAACGAACTGGTTTCAAACGGCGCTGTTGGAGGTGATCCGGCACGTCATAGATTTTGGTATCGCTAGTTAATGTTAGTGCTATAAAAACAAAACAAATGGGACTTCAAGAGTGGAAGTCATCTCTGCATTCGTGGCTATGGTCTACATGGCCACCTGCTTTTACTCCTTCAGTTTCAAAGGTAAAGAGTACAAAAGTCACTGACCTAGACAAGAAGAATTCAATTACGTTACTATCAAAAAGAAAAATTGTTCCGTGGCAGCCGTCGTCTACCATTAATTATAAAAAGTTTGATATTCGCGAATAAAAACAAAATATACATACATACAAATGATGTTTAGAGCAGCTTGTACTCGAGGAGTGCCTCCAGGTGAACCACCTTATTTGAAGAGCAAACGAACATTTTCATTTCCTGATTATTACGATGCACGGTATATAAACTTTAGCGATTTACAGACTATAAATGATGATCGCATGGATCCACATCATCACGTGCCCTGGCACCTGCACAAAAATATGGAAATTTTTGGATATGTTGTTGACGGCTTTTGTTTTCACACGGACAGTTTGGGGAACAAGACAAATATTCAAGGAGGTTCAGTGCAGAGAATGAGTGCGGGGTCAGGTATTTCACACACCGAAGGAAATTCAACTGGAAAAACAAATCGATACTTGCAAATATGGATACGACCCAACGTTTTGAACACAAGTCCTAAGCATGAATTTATTTTTATTAAAAGAAAAGACAAACTAAATACATTTTTCAACATTACGGATCATCTTCCTATCCTGCAAGACGCAAAATTCTTTTGTGGAGTCTTTACAACAAATTTCAAATATGAGTTGAATAAGGAACGTAAATACTATCTTTACGTTGTAAAAGGTGGGTCTTGCTTTATTAAAACAGAAGAAAAATTGTTAACGTGTCTACGATTGGCGGAGGGTGACGGTGTAAGTATCGAGAAGAGATATTTTATTGAATTGTATGAGGTGAAGGGGGAATGCGAGATATTATTATTTGATTTGCGTTAAACTTACACTTTCTTCCCCGAATAAATGAAATTACTTTATTTTTAACAGCCTGCGTAGTTGTTGACCGTTCTATAGTAAATGTGCGCTTGGATAATTAAAGAGGTAGCCTTTAAATTGACAAGCGTCAAATACGCAGTCGTATCTGTCAAGACGCAAGATGCGTCGGTGCTTACGCCTGGACTTGATCTCGTACTTAGTTTCGTGTACGTTGAGCTTCCAAGCCCCGTAGAGGTCAAGGTTTTAATGTCGTCACCGTTTGACGTAGTTCCTACACGGAACTGGGTGTTTCCTGTTGTAGATGTTGACGTAAAACTCGTAAATTCTATGAAATCTACGCACCATCCACCAGGAATCGGAATAGATTGTGATTCAGTTTCAGATGCACCAAGATGAAAAGTACGCGATTCATTTTCCTGTCCACCGAGAACAGCCGTGGATTCATTGATATTATTTACTGTCTTCTTGATCTTGTTCACTTCAACAACAACAATTATCAAAAGAATGAAACCAATGAGGGAAATCAGGCCAGCTAAAGCAGCGCCAGAAAGTCCAGGGGTAGAGGCAGTCGACGACGACATTTCTTTTCTTAAAAAAGTCTCTTTTTTTTTTATTATGTGTGTTTGTTGTTGTTGTTAAACAAACAACAAACCTTATAAAATTTCTTCTTGTTTTTCTATATAACTATTCATAAAGTCAGAAAATATTTTATGTCCAAACGGAGTGTAATGACCTAAATCATCAGTCATTACCTCGTTCTGAGTGTAATCTATCAGGACTTCGGATGGTTTAATTAAGGGAATACTTTGTTTACTGCAAATTTCCGAAAGAATCGTAATAAGACTGTTTCGCGCTTCCATATATTCTTCGTTGAGTTTTGCATTGTAATGTGATACTATTATAAGTTTTTTATTTCCAATTAATTTTTTAATGTGTAAGATATCCTCTTCAATTTCTTGGGCATTTTGCATTGTACATTCAAATGATTTTAAAAAATCATGAGTATTATTATAGGACTGGAATCTTTTATCAACCGCTAAATGATGCAGATAAAATCCATCGCACATGTATTTTTTCATAGAACAAATTTCAATAATGCATAGAGTCGATCTACTAAATGCTTCTTGAAGTTCAGTCGTTAGTAATATATTTGAATTTTGAAGTATTCCAGATCGAAAGCAGAAAAAATTGTATGGATGAGGTATTGTAATAGCGCCAGTCAAAAAGTAAATTTCTTGAATAATTTCTTTTGTCGAATGTGGATAGTTCACTTGATTGTTAATATTATTGTTTTTATGTACACCATTAATGCGGCAAGTTCCAAAAAGAGTAATATTGTTCATAATATCCAATCAATTTTTTTCTTCCTTCTTTCAACAAGAAAACAAATGAATCTTTCTATCGTATCGTATCGTAAACTTGGGATCAATTCTGTGCCTTATGTCAATGCTACGAAAGTTGCGGCGCTTATTGGACGAAATGTATTCGAGCCCAAAGAAAAAGCTTTTTTAGATTTTTTGAAAAGTTCCAATCCGCAATTTAATCCCTTGACATCGCACGCCTGCCCCTGTGATACATGGCAAGAATACGTTAAAAAGAAGACTTCTTTTTCGATTGTATGTATTGAAAAGGAAGCAGAACTTCAACATGTCATTGAAACCCAAGCGCAGTTAGCATCAAGAGCTCAAAGTGACAAGGAAGTAAATGAGATTCTGAAAGATACTGAAGTTAAAGTTACAAAAGTTGCCGAAGAAATGACTTCATTTGCATTGGGAAATGAAAGTTTTGTAAAGGAAACAGTACTTTCATGCACGAGAGCTGTAATGATGACAAGAGGAAACATTTTAGAGGACTCGGCTTTAAACAAGATGGAAAAGGAAGCTAAGAAAAATATTAGTCACCGCAATACGAAAATGCGATACATTCGAGCCAATGCATTTTCAGTAGGCGGAAAGATTGACGGATATGACGAAGACGAAGACGTGGTTGTTGAAGTAAAGAACCGCATTCGAAAGACAGCATCTTGCTGTACCCCTTACGATTCCGAAATTGTACAGGTAAGGCTTTACATGAAAATGATGCGCTTGGAAGGAAAGGAATGCAGAGCAGCAATCATTCGCGAAGTTTTTCCCGACGGATCTACCAAATCGACAACAGTTGATTGGTCGGAGGAAGAGTGGAAAAAGATTCAAGATGGACTGCTTTTGTTTTGCGAAGAGTATGCGAAATTGGACGTGGTGAAGGTGGACGAGCTTATTGACCTGGTGAGCGCGCGAATGGAAGGAAAGTAACTTTGAACATATATATATACCATTTACGACACTGCGCCTAAACTAACTAGTAAGTGTAGTAGTAGTACAATCGTTTTTCTATTTTCTATAGTACTACTACTTACGAACTGCATTGTCCGAGTTGGTTAAGGAGCGAGGCTTAAGATCTCGTGGTTCGCACCTCCAGGGTTCGAATCCCTGATGCAGTAACATTTACCTTTTTTTTGCCTCCTCTTGCTCTTGTCTTGGTTTCCTCACGTAGCGCGCGCTCAGGGCAAAAGGAAAGAAAAGGCAAAAAAAATATTGCTCCGGTCGTGGATTGAACACGAGACCTTCTCTTATCGAAATACAAATACAAATACAATACAAGAGAGATGCTCTACCACTGAGCTACAAGAGCTTGATTAAGAGATTGATCAATTATGCTACATATAGGTTATGATCTAGCTAAGAAACACAGTGCGAACTAATGTAGGAATTTTTAGGACGCTCCTTCTGCTTTCTTCCTTCTGATTCTGATTGTTCTGACCTTGTTCATGATCAAGAAAGACAGAAATGCTATCACCTACATTGTAATCTTCATCAACTTTCTTAACATCAAATGCTATTTCTTGCTTCTGGATTTGTTCCTGTTCCTGTTCCTGTTCTTGTATGTGATCTTTTTCTTTTTCCTTCTGCTTTTGTTGCTCTTCCTCATCCTCTTCCTGCTTCAGTTCTTTTTTAACGCGTTCTTTTTCTTGTTCTTGTTCTTGTTCTTGTTCTTTTTCAAGTTTCTCTTCTTCTAACTTCATTTCTTGTTTACTCTTTTCTTCCTTTTCTTCCCTTTGTTCTCTTTCTCTTTCTTTTTCTTCCCTTTGTTCCCTTTCCCTTTCCCTTTCTTCATTGTCCCTTTTTTCCCTTTTTAACATAGTTGAATGTGTATGTGTAGAGGAAGTTTCTTCATCCTTTTCCTTTCGTGCCTGATCATCATCATTCTCAGAGACAGAAACTACTTTTTTTGTGTTTGTAGCAATGTCAACAATTTTTATGCTTTCTGCAAGGGCCTGACGAAATGCGTCCCTTACAATAAAGTCTTGCTTCATGGGATCAAATGAAAAGAATGCACCCGACTTGACATGCAAATTTCTAACCAAGCGTCTAAATAATGTTTTGAGCAAAATCTCAATTTTTGGTTTTGCAATTACAATTTTTTGATTAAAATCTTCATTGCCGTAAAGCTGCCTAGAGTAGAAAACTGCTACATGGAAATGGCGCTCGCAAACATTATTCACATCCGACATGCACCGTTCGACTTCTTCATGACCAACGGCACCTTCCCACGCATAATATCGATCAAGTGCAGTTTGAAAAAGAACGTCTGAGGCTGAAAATTTATCCCAGGCAGCTACAAGAGAATCGAGAACCACACCTTTAACATCAAGGTAAAAAAGCTTCGCCTCCTCGTCTTGAAATAGAGTTCCTTCCATAAGCCGAAACTCTTCTAGCATTTCAGAAGCAGTTATTGTATCCATCTTTCTTTTTTTAATTGTGTTTAAGAATTAAGAAAAAGAAGAAGAATGAGGAATGGAGTAGAGTACGCTGAACGCGAAAACTCCGGATAAAAAAGACCAGAATATAATTTTGGAACGTGACGAAACGTAAACATCTCCGTTTACGTCGAAAAAAACATCTTTTTCATCTCCTCCTCCTCCTCCTCTTTCTCCTGCACTTACAAGATGCTGATTATTGACAGATTGAACAAACGATGGTTCAAAAAACCATAGCAGAATGGCAGTAAACAGACTAACTATAACAGACAGTTTGATAATATATGCTATTCTTTTTTCATTCGCGTTTGAATCACTGAAGACAATAATCTTACTTTTTGTGCTTTCCTCTTCCAGTGTTGCTTGTGTTTGTGCTTGTGCTTGTGCTTGTGTTTGCGTGTCCTGCTTGGGAAAGTGTGGATCCACTTTTTTCTCTTCCTGGACTTGCGGGAGAAATGCTCCTAGAAGCTCTTCTTGCCACGCCCTGTCTTTCTGGAGATGATGTGTGTGGTTCTGATGATTTTCTTTGCCTGCT